GCCATGGGCGCCCAATCGGTTTGGCAATACAGGGTGTTTCCCTGGTAGATGCGCCACTCAGGCATGGGCCGGCTCCCGGGCTTTCCAGCTCATGCGGCGGCGGTAGGCAATCGCCTCGCGCACCTCATTCCTTGCCGTACGCACGATGTCGGGGCGGTTGTCCCAGATCCAGTCTTCGATCTTGCGGCGCGCCGATTCCGCGCTCTCGAAATACGGGCGCGCGGCCCACGCCTGGCGCCATAGCTCCCGGTCGGCGGATTTCCGCAAGTCCAGCGGCCCGCCAAAGAGGGGCTTGCCCCGTGCAAAGCCTATGGGCGGTTGGCCGTCCCAGTAGCTGTTTTGGGCGGTGCATTTGGGTTCGCCGTGCAGGTAGACGTTGACCTGCCCAGGCGGCTGCAGGCCCTCGCGCACAAAGTCGTGCGTTGGGTCCAGCCAGGCCAACCAGCGGCCATAGCGGGCGCGCTGCACGCAGCCGAACGAGGCAACGAAGGCGCGCACCTCGGCATCAAATTCCCGGTCTTCGGTTTGCATCATCAATCTCCGGTGGTGCTGCCTATGCGGCAGAGAAGCTACCTGTTCGGTAGTGGAGAGAGCGGAGCCCGCTGATGGAGCACAATCACTGCGGTATTTCCTAAGCTGCCTGCTCGGCAGTCGGCGCCTATCTGGACGGCACCACTATAGCAGTCAGGCAATGAAGAATTCGCCGGGGTTGATCTCGCTGGCCATGCGGCCATCTTCCAGCTTGGCCCACTTTGCATCCCAGGTCTTGCCGTTGCCGATGGTGGCGCGTTGCGCGTTGACCAGGTTCCACTGGCGCCCGGCATTGATTTCCTCGGCCACGCGGGTGCCGCTGAATGCAACGCTTTGGCCGCTGGCCAGGGTGGCGGAGGTCTTGGCGACGATCTGGCCGTTGCTGATGAGGTAGGACATGGTTTTTCCCCTTTGGTGCGTTCGACCTGTGCGGCCGAGACTTCCCGGATCTGCCGGGCCAGTGGCCGCTTGTTGCTGCCATGGGAAGAATAATAATGCGCAATGATTGCGCAGTCAACGCCTTTTTTCAGAAGCCACTCAAGCCGCGTTTGTGCGCTCCACTTCCCAGCCCAGGCAGGCCAGGGCCACGGTGCGGGGCACGGGCTTCTCGCCGGTCAGGTAGTACAGCAGCATGCGGCGTGAGATACCCAGGGCCTCGGCTGCAGCGGTCTGCGTGAGGCCATTGCGCTGCATCCATTCCGTGATTTCTTCGGCCGTGTGGGCGGTGGGTGGTTTGGCTGTCATGCCGGAATTCTATGCGCAACTGTTGCGCAATGTGGCGCGTCGCGCGGAGCGCCCCGGCTAGGGTTCGACGGCCCTAGGCCATGCCGGAACACTTCCGGCCATGGCCCAACGTCCTGCCGGCAAGTCCGAGCCTCCAAAGAAACCTCTCCCCAAGAAGCCTGCTGCCCCCAAGAAGGCCGCAGGCTCTGCCGTTCCTGCGAAGCGCCCAGCGGCCAAGAAGCCTACGAGCGCGACCGCGAAACCCGCATTGAAGAAGGCCCCGGCAAAAAAGGCCGCCCGCATCAAGAGCACGGATGCCCAGGCGCTGACCGCGAGGGAGTCGAAGTTCATCGATGAATTCCTGGTGGACCTGAATGGAACCCAGGCGGCGATTCGAGCCGGCTACAGCTCCAAGACTGCCCGGCAGATCGCCTCTGAGAACCTGTCAAAACCTCACATCCAAGTCGCGATTGCGGAAGCCCGAAAGCAGCAGCAGGAGCGCACGCAGATCACTGCCGACGCCATGCTGCAGCAGGCTTGGCTGATCGCTACAGCCGATGCACGCGAACTGATCGAGACCAAGGTCGCATGCTGCCGCCATTGCTGGGGGGAGAACTTCCGCTACCAGCGCACCGTCAGCGAGATGAACCAGGCACGCGAGTCATGGCGTGCTGAAGGCAAGGCGCCCGAGGATTTCGATGAAGAAGGCGGCATCGGTTTCAACCCCCACCGGCCGCCGCACCCGGACTGCACTGCATGCGTTGGGGATGGATATGCACGCGAGGTCATCAAGGACACCCGCTACCTGAGCCCAGCCGCTGCCCAGTTGTATGCCGGCGTGAAGCGTACGAAAGATGGCCTGCAGGTCCTGACGCACAGCAAGGAGGCCTTCGCAGAAAAAATCTGGAAGTACCTGGGCATGTACGAGAGGGACAACCAGCAGAAGTCAGACCCGCTGGCCGCGCTGCTGCATCGCATCTCCAAGGAGAACGGCAACGGCTTCGCGCCCATTGCAGATGACCCGGAGCGCACAGGCCCCCGCGCGGGCTCCACGCTGCAGGTGAAGCAAGACCCGGCGGACGAGGAGGATTGAGGCTGTGGCCGCGCGCGTCCACAGTGCTCCCCTGAACCGGCTCCCCGACACGCCCGAGGAGCTGGAGCGGTGCTTGCGTGATCCCGAATGGCGCCTGTTCTCCGGCTGCCTGTACAAGATCATGGTCAAGGGCGATTCCAAGGATGGGGAAGAGGCTGACACCTTCACCATGCCCTTCCGGCCCAATCGCGCGCAGAAGCGTTTCATCAGCCGGCTCTGGCACCGCAACATCATCCTGAAGGCGCGGCAACTCGGCTTCACCACCCTGATCGCAATCCTGTGGCTGGACCACGCGCTGTTCAATGCGGATCAGCGCTGCGGCATCATCGCGCACGACCGCGAGGCGGCCGAGGCCATCTTCCGGGACAAGGTGAAGTACGCCTACGAGAACCTGCCCGAGGAGATTCGAGACCGCTTCCCCCTGGCGCGCGACAGTGCCGTGGAGCTGCTGTTCGCCCACAACAACAGCAGCGTGCGCGTGGCTACGTCCATGCGCTCGGGCACCATCCACCGGCTGCACGTTTCTGAGCTGGGCAAGATCTCGGCACGCTTCCCGCACAAGGCCAAGGAGGTGATGACCGGCTCCATACCGGCCGTGCCGACCACGGGCATCCTGGTGATCGAGAGCACGGCTGAAGGCGCCAACGGCGAGTTCTACCACCTGTCACAGCGGGCCGAGGCCCTGCACTACACGCACAAGAAGCTGAGCCCGCGCGACTACCGCTTCCACTTCTACGCCTGGTGGCAGGAACCCAACTACCGGATGGACGCTGGCCTGGTCCATGTCGCGCGCGAGCAGCACGACTATTTCGACCAGGTCGAGGTCGAGATGCAGTGCACCATCGATCTGGAACAGCGGGCCTGGTATGTGGCCACCCAGGAAGCGGACTTCCCCGGCGCGCCAGAGCGCATGTGGCAGGAGTACCCGTCCACGCCGGCCGAGGCATTCCAGCAGTCCAGCGCGGGCCGGTACTACGCCAAGGCCATGGTTGCGCTCACGAAGCGCGGCGGCATCACCTCGGTGCCCGAGCTGGACCTGCCGGTCTACACGTTCTGGGATATCGGGCGCGCGGACGGCACAGCCATCTGGTTCATGCAGTCCCTGCGCGGCGAGGACCGCTTCATCAACTACTACGAAGAGCACGAGGAAGACCTGCGGCACTACGTGCGCCACCTGCAGGGCCTCGGCTACGTGTTCGGCGGGCACTTCCTGCCGCATGACGCGAATCACAAGCGCCTGAGCGATACCAACCGATCCACAAAGCAGCAGCTGCAGGCGCTGATGCCGGGCCAGCGCTTTGTGGTGGTTCCGCAGATCACCCAGTTGCAGACTGGCATCTCGGCCGTGCGCAAACACCTGCGTGGCGCCTGGTTCGACAAAGAGGCTTGCGCCTTCGGCCTGGAGCGGCTGCGCGGCTACAGCAAGAAATTCAGCCGGGCCCTGAACAAATTCATCGATGAGCCCGACAAGTCCAACGGCTGCACGGAAGGCGCGGACGCGCTGCGGCAGTGGGCGCAGGCGAAGGAAAGCGGGCTCTTCAACCCCAATGACGATGGGTACGGCGCGCGCGCCGAGCCCGAAGAGGAAGAGGATGCGCCGGACTGGCGCGCGTGAGGCACTGCCATGAACTATGCAACCCCCCCAAGCACTGCAGACCTGGGCGCGGCGCTGACGCCGCACGAATATGCCCGCATCATCGATGACATCCTGGAGCAGCCACCGTGGCGCCGGCAGGCCGACATGGAAGCCGACTATGCCGACGGCAACCAACTGGGCAGCGAACTGCTCGCGCGCATGAAGCGCTTCGGTATCCCTCCAGCCAAGGAGAACATCATCGGCCCGGCGATTGCGGCCGTGTGCGGCTACGAGGCCAAGACGCGGACGGACTGGCGCGTGACACCCGACGGCGACCCAGGCGGCCAGGACGTGGCCGATGCGCTCAACTTCCGCTTGAACCAGGCAGAGCGCCACAGCCGGGCAGATCGCGCGATCAGCGATGCGTTTAAGCCGCAGGTGAGCGTGGGCCTTGGCTGGGTGGAGGTTGCACGGGCCAGCGATCCCTTCGCCTACCCCTACCGCTGCCGGTATGTGCACCGCAATGAAATCTGGTGGGACATCCGGGCGCAGGAGGATAACCTGTCCGATGCGCACTGGCTGCTCCGGGAGCGGTTCATCCGCAAAGACCGGGTCGCGGCGGCCTTCCCCAAGCACCGCGATCTGATCATGCGCGCGGACTCCGCATCCGGCCCAGGCGGATACGGCGGCTATCTGGGCGAGGGTGGCTACTCCACGGGCTTGGTGCCGGGCCTGGATGTGTCCCGGGCCTGGACTCCGCGCGAGCATGCCTGGTATCGCTCGGAGACCGACGAGCTCAGCCTGTGCGAACTCTGGTACCGGCGCTGGGTGTCGGCGCTGGTGCTGAGGCTGCGCGGCGGCCGCGTGGTCGAGTTCGACGAGTCCAACCAGCAGCACCGCCTGGCCGTGGCCTCGGGCGCGGGCACGCTGTCGCGCGAGACCGTCACGCGGCTGCGTCGGTCCTACTGGATTGGACCCATCTGCCTGCACGACGGCCCCACGCCATACCCACACCAGCATTTTCCATATGTGCCGTTCTGGGGCTATCGGGAAGACCAGACGGGCATGCCCTTCGGCCTGGTGCGCGACATGCTCTTCCCGCAGGACAACCTGAACAGCACCATGGCAAAGCTGCGCTGGGGCATGGCCTCGCAGCGAGTGGAGCGGACCAAGGGCGCCACAGCGATGACCGATGCGCAGTTGCGTCAGCAACTGGCCAGGCCTGACGCAGACATTGTTCTCGACGCAGAACACATGCAGCAGGAGGGCGCGCGCTTTCAGGTGCACCGCGATTTCCAACTCGATGCACAGCACTTCCAGTTGATGGAAGACAGCAGGCGCGCGCTGGGCCGTGTCAGCCCCGTCACGCCGGCCATGCAGGGCCAGGCCGGCACCGCGCGCAGCGGACTGCAGGAAACCACCCAGGTGGAGCAGTCCCAGATCGGCATGGCTGACTTGATGGACAACACCAAGGACGGGCGCACGATGGTGGGCGAGTTGCTGATGTCGCTGATCATCGAGGACATGGGCGACGAGGAGCAGACCATCGTGATCGAGGGCGACGTGCTCAACCCACCGCGCACCGTGGTGCTGAACAAGGCCGAAGAGGACCCCGACACAGGCTTGGCCTATCGGTCCAACGATGTGCTGCGCACGCGCATGAAGGTCGCTCTGGAGGACGTGCCGAGCACCAGCAGCTTCCGAGGCCAGCAGCTCAGCTCGCTGTCCGAGGCGGTGAAGTCCCTGCCTGAGCATATCCAGGTGGTTGCGCTGCCATTCCTGATTGACCTGATGGATCTGCCCCGCAAGAAGCAGGTGGTGGAGGCCATCCGCGCAGCATCGGGACAGCAGACGCCGGAGCAGATCGAGCAGCGGGTGCAGCAGGAGGTGCAGGCCGCGCTGTTGAAGGCCGGCCACGAGTTGAAGGCGCGCGAGCTGGAAATGAAGGAGCGCATGACGGACGCCCAGATCAAGAAGGTGATGGCCGACGCTGTGCAGGTAGGCGTGCAGGCCGCCTTCTCGGCGATGCAGGGCGGGGCCCAGGTAGCCATGAATCCTGCCATCGCGCCCATTGCCGACGCCATCATGCAGGGCGCTGGCTACCAGAAGCCCAATCCAGGCGGCGACGACCCGGACTTTCCTGTGCCTGGCGTTGCGGCCGGCGGCCCAGCGCCGCAGTCTGGCGGTCCGGGCGCGGCCGGCGACATCGCCCAGGTGCGCGAGAACACCAGCCCCGCATTCCCGCCAATCCCTCAGGAGCCGGCGCGCGGCATGCAGGGGATCGAGACGGCCACCCCTGCCGACAACCTATAGCGGCTCACTCCGTCCAGAGTTGGATGCTGCGCGCGCGCGGCCTGACACTGTGTTCCACGTTGAAGGCGAAAGCCAGAGACGAGAAGCCTGCCCGTGATGGGTCGGCACCTCCCGCAGCTGGAGAGCGTGATGGTCGGGGCTTCGGCCCCGGCCTGATCCTCGAATCTGCGTGCCCCTTCAAACAGGCCCGGCCGGATAGCCGGGGATGTGGAGCACCTACATGCCGATGACCCCTGAGCAACTGCTCGAATCCGCCTTTGCAGGACAACTGGATCTGGACGCGGACGCGACCAAGACCGCCGAAGCCAGCAACGCCGCGAGCACTGCTACTCCCGCAATCGCCACCCCTGGCGCTGAGCAAACTGCTGCGGCGCCTTCTCCCGCTCCTGCCGCTGCACCCGCTGTTGCAGCAACCCCGGCTCCTGCACCTGCTGCAGGCGCGGCGCCCGCTCAGGATGACGAGCCGGCCGGCGCGCCTATTGCCAGCAAGTCGGGCAGCTACACGATCCCGTTTGAGAAGCTGGCTCAAGCTCGCACCGAGCGCGACCAGTTCAAGGCGCGCGGCGATTCGCTGGAGAGCGAGAACGCCACCTTGAAGGCTCAGATCGACCAGTTGACCCGCAGTCAGCAAACTAACCTCGCACAGGCCCAGGCGGATGCCTCGGCTCGCGAGCAAGCGGGCGCGGCGCCAACCTCGGCTGACAAGAACTTGGCCATTGCCCAGGCCGCCGCCTCACAAGGCGTGGACATGGCCCTTTTTGGCGACTTCTCGGAGGAGGGCATCGCCAAGGGCGTGGCTGCGTTGGTGGACCAGCGTGCCGCAGCACTGGTGGACGCACGACTGGCCCAGGCCATGCAGCCGCTCCAGCAGCGCGAACAGGTCAGCGCCCGGCAGGCGCACGACAACGCTATCTATGCGGCCCACGCGGACGCGGACGAAATTGCCGACTCTGCCGAGTTCAAGCAGTGGGTGGATGCCCAGCCTGCTTTCGCGCGCGCAGCCGTGGCCAATGTCCTGCAGAACGGATCCGCCGCCGAGATTGTGGAAGTCTTCAGCACCTTCAAGGGTGCCAAGCCCGCCGCTTCTCCCGCAGCCAGCCCGGCCGCTCCTGCCAATGCCGTGGACGCGGCCGTGGCAAAGGCGAAAGCTGATGCAGAGCAGGCCGTGCCGGTGAGTCTGTCCGAACTGACGGGCGCGGCTGCTGGTGCCAGTGAAGCGGAGCGCGCGCAGGCACTGGCCAACAACCCCGCGGCGCTGCTCAACGTGATGAGCGGTATGTCACCGGCAAAGATCGATGCCTTGATGAACAGCTTGGCGTGAACCGCTGAATATTTTTTGAAACCCGGGCCACCTCGTGATGAGGCAGCCCTCTCCCCAAGACGGAGGACATATGTCCGGAAAAACCAATGTGGCAACCGGTTCGCCGAATGCCCAATTCGTCCAGGCTGCCGGGCTGTTCGCTCAGTCCATGCAGCGCAATTCGACGCTGAACCGCATGGTGGGCACCGTCCCCCAGGGCGAGGCTCACGTCAGCGCCGTGCTGAGCAAGCAGACCTCCACCGACATGCCCATCGTGCGAACGGTGGACCTGACGCGTGGCAAGGGCTCCGAGGTGGAGTTCCACTTCGTGCAGCCCACCAATGCCTATCCCATCATGGGCAGCCGCATGGCCGAGGGCAAGGGCACGGGCATCGAGTTGGACAACGGCCGCGTGCGCGTGAACCAGGTCCGCTTCCCCGTGGATATCGGCGACACGATGACCGACATGAATTCCCCCGTGGAATTCCGTCGCATCGGCCGGCCCATCGCGCTGTCGCTGATGAACGGCTACCAAGACCAGCTGATGCTGACCCACTTGGCCGGCGCGCGCGGCTTCCACGACAACATCGAATGGCGTCTGCCGACCGAGGCTCACCCGCAGTTCGCGGAATTTGCCATCAATGAAGTGAAGGCGCCTACCCGCAATCGTCACTTCGTCGCAGACGGCGATGCCATCAAGACCGTGGCCGCCAACGCGGGCGAGCTGGACATTGCATCCACCGACGTGCTCGGCATGGATGTGGTGGACAGCATTCGCACGACGATGGAATCGATCCCTCTGCCGCCGCCCGCCATCAAGATCCCCGAGGACAAGGTGGCCGAGGATTCGCCACTGCGTGTGCTGCTGGTCTCCCCCGCGCAATACCACGCATTCGCCCAGGACCCCGGCTTCCGCCAGTTCCAGGCGAACGCCCTGGCGCGCGCGTCCAAGGCCAACAACCACCCCCTGTTTCTGGGTGAAGTGGGCCTGTGGAACGGTATCTTGATCTGCAAGATGCCCAAGCCCATCCGCTTCTATGCTGGCGACACTGTCCGCTACTGCGCCTCCTACGAGACCGAGACGGAAAGCACCTGCATCGTCCCTGCCTCGTTCGGCACCACCCATGCGGTGGACCGCGCGATCCTGCTGGGCGGCCAGTCGCTGGCCCAGGCCTTCGGCAAGTCCAAGCACGGTGGCATGCCGTTCTTCTGGTCTGAGAAGGACTTCGACCACGGCGACAAGCTGGAGCTGCTGATCGGCGCCATCATGGGCGTTTTCAAGATCCGCTGGCTGGTGTCGCAGGGCAACGGCAAGAAGCACTTCACCGACCACGGCGCGACGGCCATCGACACGGCTGTGCGCATCATCGGCGAGCGCAACTGACGCGCCCCAGGGCGGGCGGTCGGCTGATCGCCTGTCCTCCGCTGAGTTCTTCACCATTTCATCGGAGGCCAACATGGCAACCATCACCAAAGTGCAGTCCGCCAGCAATCGCCTCGGCGCGACGCCGTGGGGCAACCTGAGCGCCCTGCATTACACCCTGGCCACCAATGCGGCCGGCGCGGCCCTGGGCGGCGACATCCTGACGCCCGCCATTCAGGGCACAAAGATCCGCCTGGGCCTGCTGCCCGCTGGCTTCAAGCTGATCGACAGCCTGGTCGTCGTTGCCGTTGGCATGACGGCATCCGTCACTGCCAAGATCGGCTTCGAGTATGCCGACGGCGTGGATGTGCCGGCCGTGCCGCAGGACGACGACTACTTCGGCGCTGGCGTGAACCTGGCCGCCACGGCGCGTCTGCGCAACGCCACCGCCAATCCGGTCATCACGCTGCCCAAGGATGCGTACCTGATCCTGACCGTGGGCGGCGCGGACAACGCCAAGGCCAGCGCGCTGGACTTGGTGGTGCTGGGAGTCCCCGAAGGCGTGGCCTGATCGAAGCCGCGCTCGCGGCGATGAACCATGCAGCAAGCCGGCCTGTCCGGCTTGTTTCACATGAACGGAGCGAATCATGAAATTCGACAAGCTGGAATACACGGGCAAGAAGCCCTATCACGACCGTCTGGCGGCCACCCATTGGCAGCCTGGCGACACCAAGCTGGTGCCCGAGGCCGTCGCGCGCAAGCTGCTGCGCTTCGTGGAGTTCAGCCGCGCGCCGGCAACCCAGCAGCAGGCGGACCAGTTGCAGCTGGAGGCCCAGCAGGGTCAGCAGGCGCAGCAGCCCGACACGTCGGACCAGCAGGACGATGCTGCGCTCCAGCAAGCGCACGCCGCCCAGCAGCAGGCGGACCAGTTGCAGCAGCAAGAGCGCGCGGCCACAGAGTCCATGCTCCTGACCATCGAGGGCATGGACAAGGGCGCCCTGGCCAAATACGCGGCGAAGTACGAGGTCAAGCTCGACGCGCGCAAGGGCGAGGCCAAGATGCGCGCCGAGGTGGCCAACCTGATCGAGCAGTTCGGAGCACGCTGATATGACGCTCCAGGATCTGATCAACCGCTTCCGCGCCGACTCCAAAGACTGCGTGAAGCCCTACCTTTGGGGCGAGGAACTGGTGACAGCCTGGCTGAACGAGGCCGTGGCTGAAGCGGCGGTGCGCGGCCGGCTTCTGTTGGAAGTAGAGCGCCCTCAAGTCTGCCATGTGCCGGTGAAGGAAGGTCAGTCCACCTATCCTCTGCACCCCGCCCTGTACGAGATCACCTATCTCGCCTACGAGATCGACGGCGCGCGGGAACCACAGGAGTTGACGCTGGTTTCCACGGAATGGCTGGACCGCCATCAGCCAGGGTGGCGCCACAAGCGTCTTGATTGCACGCGCTGGGCTGTGCAGGGCGAACGATCCATCCGACTCGTGCCGGCCCCGCCGCGCGACGGGCGTCTGGTGTTGGAGGGCTACCGCCTTCCGATGCGACCCATGTGCAGCTCGGGAGAGTCGCCCGAGATCCATGCCTTCAGCCATGAAAAGCTGGTGCTCTGGGCCCTGCACCGTGCTTTCTCGCAGCCAGACGCGGATGGTTTCGACCCGACGCGCGCGGCAGCAGCAGAGGCTGAGTTCACTCGGTACTTTGGGCGCCGGCCCGACTCCGACTTGCGCCGGCAAACCCGTGAGGACCAGCCTCACGTCACCGAATCCATCATTCTTTGAGGAGAGCCATCATGTTCGGCTTTCAACCAGGTCGGCGAGAAGCGCAGGCGGCAGAGCAGCCGCGACTGGGTTTCCGCCCGCGCAGCAAGGCCGCGGCTGTTGCTGAGGCCCAGAACCAGGCGCCCGACTCCATCCCAGCCATGGTGAAACCGGGTGAGTTCGTCTTGCCGCCCGATACCGTGCACGCCATGGGCGGCGCTGGCGCGCTGCAGGCCGCCGTCGATGCCACCCACACACCAGCGCCCGAGCAGGCATTCGTGCCGCGCGGCTTCAAGCCCAAGGTGTTCTTCGCCAACGGTGGTGCGCCTGAGGACCAGATCCCGCTGGGCGGCTACCCCAAGGCGCCGACTCCAGACGGCTCGCAGTCCAATCCCATGAATACCGAGCTGGGCCGCAATGTGTCGAACCTGGCCAATGCCGTGCCTGGTGCGCTGGGCGGCAGTGCGTCTGCCCTCGCGCGCACGGGTGGGGCAATCAGTGGCGCCATCAACTCCGGAACAAACGCCGCGCGCGGGCTTGCGGTCGGCGCCGGGATCGGGGGCGGTGCCGCCGCAGCCGCAGCACCTGCTGCTGCCTCCACGATGGCGAGCCCCGCGCCCTCCACAGCTCCAGCAAGCTCAGTTGCAACGCCGCAGGCCACGCCTCCGGCCGGAAGCACCATGGGCCCGCCCAGCTCAGCCGCACCACAGGAAGTTCAGCCCGGGATCTTCCGTCAGGGCAACAGCTTCGGCGACAGCGCACAGAGCGCGGCGCTCGGCGCCCAGCCGCGCGGCTTGCCCTCCCGGCAAAACGACCTGGCCGCCCAGAACCTGGCCGCGCAATCGACAGCGCGCGGTTTCACGCCAGGCCAGCGCACAGAGGTCGAGCAGCCCCGTCTGGGCTTCCCAGGCTACCGAGCACCAACCGTCGCCCACTCCGGCAACGATTGGCAGGCACGCAAAGACCTCCAGAACCTGGAAACTGGCGCAAGCAGCATCATGAACCGGCCCGAGTTCGCTGCAGCCGGCATGGCCCGCTTCCGTGGCGGTGGCGCTCAGTCCGGCCCGCCGCCGGCAGTGGCCGCCTACCAGGCCGCCCTGCAGACCGACTCGGCGCTGCGCCAGGCCCAGCCAGGCCTGGATGCCGAGACCATGCGCCAGAACGCAGGCCTCATGCGCGAAGACATGCAGCAATCCGGCGGCGTGCAGCGCGAGGCCATGCAGCAGGATGGCGAAACCGGGCGCACGGGGATGCGCTTGGGCATCGAGCAGCAGCGCCTGCAGGGCGAGGCCGAAGCGCGCGGCTTCAAGACCCGGGCCCAACGCCAGGAAGAGCAGCTGCGCAATACGCTGCTCGATCCCAACGCCACGCCCCAGCAGAAACAGCAGGCTCAGCAGTCCATGCGCGCGATCCGTGGTGATGCAGATCCGTCACCCTGGAAGGTCACGGTCACGCCTGCGGTCAAGAATGCCGATGGTTCCACGAGCCAGGGCAGCATCATCCGGCACAACGCCGTCACGGGTGAGGTGCAGCAGGTGGATGCGGGGGCTTCGGGGGCGCTGCCGACGGTGCGCAGCCCCCAGGACTTGGCGAAGCTTGAAAAGGGGGCGCTGTTCGTTGATGCGGCGGGGGTGCAGCGGCGCAAGACCTGAGTGATTCTCCCGACTCGCTGCGGCTTAACTCTGCGAATTCGCAGAGTTAAAAATCCTGCCCAGCGT